TTGAACATTACATTGTTGGAGCCACTGGTATTGGCTACTTAATTGTCGGTCTGTTACAATTAAGCAAAGGCAGTATGTCTAATGCATTGATTTGGATAGGCTATGCTGCAGCGCAAATAGGACTTTGGATTAATCTTAAATGAAACTGAATAACGATAATCGCTTTGATATTGATTTGGAATACGGACAAATCTTTGAACAAAAGATTGCTGCTATATTTCAGAACAGTAAGATTGAAGTTAAGACTGAGCGAGATAAGTGGAATTCAACGGGCAACATTGTCATTGAGTTTGAGAGTCGTGGTAAGCCTAGCGGTATTACTACCACAGAGGCAACTTTTTGGTTTCACAATTTATCATTAAACGGTGAACTAATTATGACATTAGTATTTCCAGTATCTGTCTTAAAACGATATATTGCAGATAATAAACCTAGAGTTGTGCGTGGTGGTGATGATAATACTTCTAAATTATACTTGATTAATCTTACAGACTTGGTTACAATAATTAAATGAGAATTGTTCTTGATATTGAAACTAACAAAGCACACGATATAATCTGGTGTGTGGTAACTCGTAACATTGATAACGGAGAGGTGAAAGTATGGAAACATCAAGACGGACTACAAAAGTATTTGGACTCTTGCACTTCAATTATGATGCACAACGGCATAAACTTCGACGGTCCTGTTCTCAAGAAGAATTGGAAGATTATTATGAGAAAGACGCAAGTGTGCGATACGCTCGTAATAAGTCGATTGTTTTCTCCAAGCATAGAGTTTGGTCACTCCTTAGAGGCATGGGGGAATCGATTAGGGTTTCCGAAGATAGAGTTCAAAGATTTTGATGGTGGTTTAACTGAAGAGATGGTATCATACTGCATTCAAGATACATTAGTAACACAGAAGCTGTACGAATATTTAACCAAGGAGATGTCACATGACTATTCGCAAGAAAGCATCAAACTCGAACACGAAGTTGCGTTCATCATCGCAGAGCAAGAACGAAGTGGATTCCGATTCAACGAAGTTAAAGCTCTACAATTACTATCTGTTCTTAAAACTAAGTTGGACACTATTTGCGTTGAGATGCAAAGGATATTTCCTCCCAAGGTCACATCTGGTCGCACCCACAAAACACATGGAAGACCCCTTCCCGACATCGTGGAAGACTTCAATCCCGGAAGTCGCAAGCAAATCGCCGAAAGGCTCATCGAGAAGGGTTGGAAGCCGAAAAAGCACACCGAAAAAGGTAGTGTCATCGTCGACGAAACCACGCTCGAAGGTCTCGACTTCCCCGAAGCGAAAGCCATCGCTGAGTACTTGATGTTACAAAAGCGAATTGCACAGGTTGAGAGCTGGGTTGATGCAATTCAAACCGATGGGCGTGTACATGGTCAAGTGATTACTAACGGCGCTGTCACAGGTCGTATGACACACCACAGCCCTAACATGGCGCAAGTGCCTAACAGTGGGAGTCCTTACGGACCAGACTGCAGAGAATTATGGATAGTTGAGAAAGGATATAAATTAGTTGGCATTGATGCAAGCGGTTTAGAGTTGCGGATGCTGGCTCATTATATGAAAGACGATGCGTATACTACTGAAGTTGTATCAGGCGACATTCACACAGCAAACCAGAAAGCAGCAGGGCTTGAGACAAGGAACCAAGCTAAGACTTTTATCTATGCATTCCTCTATGGCGCAGGAGCTGCCAAGATTGGGTCAATTGTTGGAGGTTCATCGAAAGAAGGACAAGCTCTCATTACTCGTTTTCTACGCAACACGCCGAGGCTTAGAGCGTTGCGGGAAAAGGTATCTCGTATCTATGTTCAGAAAGCGTGGCTACCGGGTCTTGACGGACGCAAGTTACTCGTTCGCTCGGAGCATTCAGCGCTCAACACGCTACTGCAAGGCGCAGGTGCGATAGCCATGAAACAGGCTTTGGTCATCTTTAATAAACGCTTACGGCAGTCTAAGATGGACTACAAGTTTGTAGCCAATGTCCATGACGAATGGCAGTTAGAAGTGGAAGAACATCGTGCTGACGAGGCTGGTAAGATGGGTGTGCAAGCTATCACCGATGCTGGTGTCGTATTGAATATGCGCTGTCCTCTAGGGGGCGAATATCGTGTCGGTAACAACTGGAAAGATACCCACTAATGGATAGAGATAAAGAAAACATATTAGGCATGACTTTAGTGACTGCGTACAAAGATGGTACATATAGTCTAGAGTCATCCTTTGACATTGACGAGACCTATGAATTATTAAAGGACGCATTGCTTGATATTGAAGATGGAACACTCGAAGCCAGTATTGATTACAGCACCCAAACTTTACAATAAGTTTATCACATTATGGAATCAAATAGTTGTAAGTTGTTGTATAATAACCAAGCAGTATTTCTAAACCGTAGTAGATAAGGAGAGTAAGATGGAAATGAAACCAGTAAAAATTCAAGCAGAAGTTCAGTGGGCTTTCTTTGACCGTGTCAATGAGATGAGTGGCAAGTTCCAATGCGACTTGGCTAACTTATCCGATGCTGCAGTCAAGGCACTCGAAGAGATTGGTCTTGCACCACGCAAGCGTGAGGACAAACCTGAGAAGGGTTGGTTCTTGACTGTGAAGTCAAACTACGCTATCCAGCCTTATGACAAAGCTGGCAACGAAGTAAAAGATACTGTTGGTAACGGTTCTAAAGCAATCGCACTCATCAAGCCATACGAGTGGAAGTGGAAGAACAAGAATGGTGTTTCAGCTTCATTGGCAAAGATTGTTATTACTGATTTAGTTAAGTACGACGCTAACGGTGATAAGGCGGATGATAGTTTTGATGATGATAACATTCTGTGATAACAGCACTGATTGACGCTGATTCGTTAATCTACGCAGTAGGCTTCTCTAGCAACGATGTAGAGGAGCCTATTGCTATTGCACGACTTGAGCAAACAATGGTTGAGCTGTGTATGGATTTAGAATGTGAAGATTACCAAGGTTTCCTAACTGGAAAAGGTAACTTTCGAGATACTTTAGCGGTAACTGCGCCCTACAAAGGACAACGCACTACAGAGAAACCTGTGCATTTTCAAGCACTTAGAGACCATTTAGTGAACTCTTGGGGTTTCACAGTCGTCAAAGGAATCGAAGCCGACGATGCGGTTGGCATCGCTGCTTATGCGGTAGCAGAAGATGAATCTATCATGGTTCATATCGACAAAGACTTGAATCAGTTTAGAGGTTGGCATTATAACTATCGCAAGCAACAAAAGTATTATGTCTCAGAGTTTGAAGGCTTAGTGGCTTTTTATACACAGATATTAACTGGCGACAGAATTGACAATATCCTTGGATTAAAAGGCATTGGACCTGTGAAGGCAAAGAAGATACTAGCAGACTGTACCAATGAAACAGAACTCTACAAGGCTGTCTTAAAAGCGTATGACGGCGATGAAAAGCGTGTATTAGAAAATGGACAACTATTGTGGTTGCAACGAAAGGAAAATGAACTGTGGCAGTTACCCCAGATATAATTCAAATCTCATGGATTGATGCTGTCGCTGATTCCGGATGGGAAGAGAAAGTTAAAGCCGAGATTCACCAGTGTATTACTGTTGGTTTTCTTGTTCATGAAACCGATGAAGCTATCTGTATTGCATCCACATGGTCTGATACAGAAACAAACGCTCGGATGCATATTCCGAAAGCATGGATTAAAGATAGAAAGGTATTAAATGAAGCCACAGTCAGCGAAAGCAAAGGGACGAAACCTACAAAAGTGGGTAGTAAAAGAGTTGTTAAAAAGGTATCCGCAACTAAGCGAACTAGACTTACGCAGTTGTCCGATGGGCAGTCACGGTGAAGACATTGTTATGTCTCAATTTGCTAAAGATGAAATTCCAGCATCAATTGAATGTAAATCACTAGCAAAAGTTGCAGTATACAAGTATTATGAACAAGCACAGTCTCACGGTGATTACGAACCGATTGTTATTGTGAAGCAGAATGGCAGTAAACCTTTAGCAGTAATTGACGCAGAAGTTTTATTTAATTTAATGGCAAGATAGAAAGGAAATACAATGAGTGGTTTAACTAATACTTATCGATTTAGTTACGAGTCTGAGTACGATGACGAAGGCACACAATATGGTTATCCGAAAGAGAAATCTATGGAGATGACGGTGTCTCACTCTTCAGACACAGAATGGACTGCAATAATGCTTGACTTTGCAGACTTCCTAAGTGGCATTTATGGCTATGATGTAAAAAACAAACTTCGGTTTATTAGCAATCATGGATATATGTTATCACGAGCAGCAGAGTATAGTATTGAAAATCCTGATACTCAGCAGGAACTCGACCTTGAGAAGTCTGATGAAGACAAGGAATGGTCTTGAAAATACTTCTCTTAGACATTGAGTCAAGTCCCAACACTGCTCATGTCTGGGGACTGTGGCAACAGAATGTTAGTATCAACCAGTTGATGGAGTCTTCTTATGTCCTATGCTACGCAGCAAAGTGGCTAGGACAAAAGGAGATACTGTTTGATTCTGTACACCAGTCCCGACCTAAGACGATGCTGAAAGGAATTCATGGACTTCTCAACGACGCAGATGCTGTGGTTCACTATAATGGTACTAAGTTTGATATTCCTACACTTAACAAAGAATTCTTACTACATCGTTTTAATCCACCATCGCCTTATAAACAAATTGACCTACTGCGTGTTGTTCGTAGCAATTTTAGGTTTCCTAGTAACAAGCTGGACTATGTAGCACAACGCTTAGGATTAGGAAAGAAACACGAACACGAAGGACATGAGTTGTGGGTTAAGTGCATGAACGGAGATAAAGATGCTTGGAAGCGTATGGAGAAGTATAATATACAAGATGTCGTTTTACTTGAGTCGTTGTATAGCACTCTTCTTCCTTGGGTTCGGAATCATCCTAATCACAATCTCTTCTTAGATGGACACCATTGCCCTAATTGTGCTTCGACGAATCTGCAAAGACGAGGCAATGCTATATCTATTACAGGAGCGTATCAACGCTATCAATGTAAAGATTGCGGAACATGGTCTCAAGGAACAAAGTCACTTAAAAAATCAGTAGAGGTAAAACAATATGCCTGATAACCCAATTGCAATGCCAGCACACTACGGTTACGAAGTATTAACATCCTATGAGGCAGGTATGGAAGACCCCGGCGATGTTCTTTCAAGACAGGTCGGTGGTAATCACTACAAACGAGCGCACCAGCCTTGGGAAATCATTGAAGAATGGGGTCTTGACTACTGGGCTGGAAA